GAGTTAAACCGGAAAAAGATTATTTCGACAAATTATTGTATAGAGCTGATAATAAAGAATTAGACAATATAGAATAATATTGATTAAGATATATATGTAATAAAGCCGATTAGGCACTTAACACATATAACTTAATATGCCACTAACAGCAGCAGAGATTAAAGCTAAAGCAGATGCAAAATTAGCTAAAGAAGCTCGAGAAAAACTTAAAAAAGAAGCTAAGGCTGCGGCTGCGGCTGCTGCTTTAACTAAAGCATCAGTCACAAATGAAAATAAGCCACCCGTTGAAGTAGTTGAGCAAGGCAAAACTGCAGCTTTTATTCCTTTATACAAGAATAAAATTGAGTCTATGTCATACACTGCAAAAGACACTAAAAAAACAGTTTCAGGTAAAGACACTCAACAATCTATTTTTAATAATTTTTCTTTATTTAGATTCAATGGAACTCCCTTTAAGGACGCTACGGTAGATTCTTATAATACTGTAGATTTTGGAGATGCTAGCGTTTATGAAAATCCAACAGTATCAAAAATAATCGATAAATGTGATGCGAGCGGCAGCCAAAGTTACAGATACGAATGGTCTGATTTTGCTCTTTGTAAATATTTAGGTAAAATACCAAACAATCACATGATTACCTTGCGTAGATTTTCATTTCCAATTGGTGATGATATTATGAGTTTAAAATTACCAAATAAAGGGGGCGAACTTGTACCTGTCCCGCAGCCTGACGTTGCTAGAGCTATTACATGGATGTCAGAATCTACTGGTAATAAATTAGAGGAGATATTAAAATTTGATTTTAATTATAAATGGAAACAAGTAGACGCAGATATTCAAACACTAGATTCACAAAACCAATCCAAAAGAGGTAAACTGGGTTCATTTATAGATAATAGTACGATTTTAAGTTCATTAAATGCTACCGCAAACGGCGTAGATGCTGCTGGCAAAAGAAGAATAGAATCACAAGGAGCTGGTTTTGACCCGTTTAAAGAAACATATCCAAACCACGTTTTTGGCCCGTATAACTCTATTAGATCTATGCAAGTTAGAGATGGCGGCATGGAATTTAGCCACTCGTTTACTCTTAAATTTCAATATGAAATGAGAGCTATTGGTGATGCAAATCCAAAGATTTTACTTTTAGATCAATTCGCAAATATAATGGCCTTAACATATTCAAATGCTCCATTTTGGGGTGGAGAAGTTAGATACACTAATTCTGGTCAAGGTTCTATAGGAAGACCACTTGGAGATATAAGTAAATTACAGAATGGTCAATACGGAGATTTCTTTAAATCTGTATTAGGAGATTTAAAGGGATTAGCCGGCGGTGGAACAATGGGTGGTATTACGGGTTTATTAGGTAAAACCGCTAATAATTTATTGGGTGGAGCTTTGATGGATTTATTTAATACGCCACAAGGCGGTCAGATAGCTCAAGCTCTTTTAACAGGTGATCCAACTGGATCGTGGCACGTTACTGTTGGAAATCCTTTAAATCCTATTGCTGTCATTGGTAATTTAATATGTGAAAAAACGGAAGTGCAATTTACTGGGCCTTTAGGACCTTTGGACTTTCCTGAAAATTTAGAAGTTTCAGTCACTTTAAAACCGGGTAGACCCAGAGATAAATCTGAAATCGAATCTATGTTTAACTCTGGTAAAGGAAGATTCTTTATAACCCCAAAAGATGGACCGGATATTAACAAAGAAAAAATAACAGGTACTGCTAAAGGCGATGGAACACACACAGCTTCACCAGACTTCCATACAACCAAATCTGGTATTAACATGAAGCCTGCGGATTTTGATGAATACAAAAAATTAGCTAACGGATAATGAATTTAAAAACATTTGAAAATAAAAGAGTCATAAACGAAATAGTTATGATGACCGAGCCTACTATATTATTTTCAGCTTCTAATACAGAAGTTGTTAATAAAATTATAGTTGGTAAAGAATACGCATGTAGAATAGATCTTTTAGCTGCAAGATATTATGGCGATGCTAGTTATGCAGATTACATATTAAAGTACAATAACATTTCAAATCCTTTTACAATCGGAGAAGGTGATATTTTATTAATACCGTCTATAAAATCCGGCTTAATTAACTTTAAAAAGCCAGTTGACAAATTAAACGAAGAAGACGGAGATGTAATCAGAGATAAATTCTTAAAGACTAAGCGTTTACCGATAGAAGATCAAAAACGAATAGAATATTTAAAAAGAAAGGCTGCTCAATATCCAAACGGTGCCAGCGAAATACTACCACCTAATGTGTTAAAAACAGGCGGAGCTAATGTTACTATTAAAGATGGTGTTATTAAGCTTAATGGTACAATAGATTTAACTAAATAATTTTATGGCAGAAGCAACTCAAAATACACAAGCCGGATCTACTAATCTTAATAGACACATACTAGTTAGTTTAGAGCCAACTATTAAATTAGATGAGATCAAGATAGACTCATTAAACGAAGAGGCTGGTGGCAAAGACGAAAACTCTAAACAAATAGGCTCATTTATTCCGTTTATAAAAATCAATAATATTGTTATTAGAGATATTAACATAGAGTCATTTAATTTGGATTTATCGGGTTTTATTCCAACTGTTAATGTTTCATTTTTAGATGCAGATCACACTTTTTCTGCAGATGCTTTGCCAAGAGACGGCGATGTAATTAGCGTTAGGATCGCATCAAGACAGGATAAAACGTTTAAAGATATTAGAGCTGATTTTTTAATTACTAATGTTTTTAATAGTGAAAAAGATCCAATGGCAGATCCATTAATTATAAGAACATTTACTATGTCAGGTATTTTAAAAGTACCTGGTCTTAATATTCACGAGAGCGTCGGGTACCCAAGTGCCAATACAGATAAACACTTAAAAGATATTGCAACAACTTTAAAATTAGGTTATGCATCAAACATAGATACTACTAATGATAAAATGGCTAGACTTTGCCCATTTGAAAGTAGATTAAATTTCATACAAAACTTAATTAAACATTCTTATGTTAATGATAAATCATTTCAGACTGGATTTATTGATCCTTATTACTATCTTAATTTTATAGATTTAAATAAAGTTTTTAATTCTAAAAATGAATTTGAAGATAGTTTAATTCACGTTTTTAATAGAGGTTTTACAGATGCTAGTAATTCTGTACCGGAAATAAATTCTTTTAAGAGTCAATTACTTTTGTCTAATCATTTAAATTTTGGTGGTAGTTCACAATATATTAATGGATACGCTGTTAGTAATAATTCGGGTGGTATTTCATTCGCTAAAGGAACTAAAACTATATTGCAATATTTTGAAAATGATTCAGACGAAAAATTAGTTTCATTTGATATTGAACCTATCGCATCTGAAAAAATGAGAGATAATGAAGAGCCGTTAAAGGGTAGAAGAGGAGAACAAGACTGGAAAGAAGAAGTTAGACAACAATATGCTGGCAGAATGGACGTAGATCCAACGCATGGCAATACACATATAAATTATTACACAACGTCTTTAATTAATAATATTAATAAAGCTGAAATTTATAAAATGGGTTTAAATGTAACCCTATCAACGCCCAATCACGGTCTTTATAGAGGTATGAAAATACCAGTTCTTATTTTTACAAGAGAAATGCAAGAAGGTTTTGCTGCTAAAAACACTAAAGATAAATTAAAGAACGCTAATTTTAAAACTTTAGGTGAAGAGCTGATTAAAGAAGAAATCTCAAAAACTGATCCACTAGAAGATAAACAAGTTTTAGATGAATTTACAAGCGGTTTCTATGTAATAGACACCATACGTTATGAATATACGGCAGGAGCAGACGAACCTTTTTTACAAAAATTAACTCTGTTAAGAAGAGAATGGCCTACAAAGGTAAGCGCTTTAAACAAAGAGACGATGGCCAAAGAAACTGTTAATGCAAAGACAGCGTCTAAGAAAGCTAAATAATAAAGATAAATAAGAAAACATTAAATCATAAATGGCATTTTTTACACAAACCGAAGCATTTAGAAAAGCAGGTCTTTTTAGAAAAGGTACTGCGCTTAAAGCGTTGCCTTATCAAGATCCTACTTATTTAGGTTTTTTATTAATGTTTGATTATATTGATATAAAACAATTTTTTGGCAACGTTAATGGAACAGCTGTGCCAGACGCTATTATATCTTCACCTTTATTTGAGCCTTCGGGCGCTGAAGCGTATTTAACAAAATTATCCAAGCTTAATAAAAAATATGAAGCTAAATTAAACGCGCTAAAGGCTTTTAAAAGTGGCTTGCAAAAGATTAATTTAGAAATGCCGTGGTATTGGCAATCATTAACAGGTCTTGATAAAGTGCAAGCATACAATCCAATGGAACCACATCTTGGAAAAGACGGAAATGAATTGGTATTAAGTTGTTTGGAATCTGTTAATTTAGCAATAACAGGTTTGATGAGAAATTATAGAGAGGCTGTTTTTGATGAAGAAACATGGACGTACGTTTTACCTCCTAATTTAAGAAAGTTTTCAGTTAAAATTTATATAGCCGACATTAGACCTCTTTTTAATGGCGAAAATTCAAGTGGTAAAACAGTTGCGCAAATAACAGAACCCAATAAAATCGGTAAAGTAAGTGAATTTAATATAGATCCTAATATAGAGGATCAACAAGCTGCCAAGGAATCAAAAAATGATTTAAATACCGACTTGGTGGGTTCTAATAAAAAACCGTATCTTTCGTTTCATTTAACCAATTGTGAATGGAATATGCAAACGGGTGTTTCTTCTTTTGCAGAACTAAAAAACGATGCTCCAGAAATGGCATCTCAAACTATTGCATTTAAATACGAAAGATTAACGCGCGTAGAAATGATTTCTATGAATGGCATTATTGACGAAACGATGGTTGGATCAGATGGCGCTCAAGCGCCGGAGTCTATTAAAAAACCAGATAATTTAAGTAGGTTTGAAAAAGCTAAACAAAGAGCAACCGAAGATATGAAAAATCTAGCTGAAAAGAAAAAACAAGAAGCTATTTCGGCTGCGTCTAATTTAGTTAGAGATAAAACAGGAATTCCATTTACAATGGACGGTATGAAGCCTAAATTAGAAACAGAAGGCATTTATATGAATTTAGTTAATAAATTAGATAATGCAACTAATGTGCAAAGATTAAATACGAGAGAGATTGCACAAAGTCTTTTAGGCAATGTTTATTTTACACCTGGTCAAACAGTACAAACTGTTTTAGACAATGGGTTGCGCAGATCTCTAGGTAATGTTTATCCTTTAAAATAAATGATTGATACATAGTATATTATAGTACTATATTATGATTGATGCCTCAAAAATTATAAATTGGATTGGTGAAGTTGTAGATAATGCAGACCCATTAAAAAATGGAAGGTGCAAAATAAAAGTCTATGGCAGATTCGATAATATTCCCAAGGATTCTATTCCATGGGCATCTCCTATGAATAGACTTTTAGGAGGCCAACATACTATACCAAGCATTGGTGATATAGTTGAAGTTACATTCGATAACGATAACATATACGTGCCGTTGTATACATCTTATGTCAATCAAAGTAAAAATCTTAAAGATAAAGTTATTAACAAAGAAGAAGATTCTAGTAAAGTAACTTCATTCTCGTTTGATATAAATAGAAAATTCATCTTAACATATAGCAAAGAACTTGGATTTGTGATTGGTAATGGATCTGATGCTCAATCTCAATCTATGATTAGATTCGATAAAGATGGTAAGATATTCTTATATTCTGATAATATATTTGTGTCTAAAGATGCAAACGACGAAAGCGAACCTACAGCTAAAGGAGAAACATTAAGAAAAACTTTAAGTGATTTTATAGACGCTATCAATGCGCATAAACATATAACACCATCTGGTATTTCAGATGTGCCTATTAATAAAGCCAGTTTTAAATTAATACAAGATGATTTAGAAACTATAAAGCACGTTGGCGGAGTACAACCGGTAGAAATGACCGACGAAGAAGTAGCTGCTGCAGATTCAGCATCTTTAAGCGGTGGATCTATTAGTTCTTCCACGTTATCTGCATTAGGCGGTAACTCAAAGCCTGATCCTAACGCATCTAAGAAGCTCAAGAAAGAAATAGATTCGTATAAGACCGATAATATAGTTTTTAAGTCTGGCTCTAAAAAACCTAAAGCTGTACCAAGATCTATTATCATGGCCATGAAAAAATATGGCATTACTAGCCCCCTGCAAAGAGCTCACTTTTTAGCTCAGTGCGCACACGAGTCAGCTGAATTTATATATAGAGAAGAGCATGCTTCGGGCTCGGCTTATGAAGGTAGAAAAGATTTAGGTAATACTCAAGCCGGTGATGGTGTTCGTTTTAAAGGTCGTGGCTTTGTTCAAATAACAGGGCGTGCAAACTATAAACAATTCTCAAAGTATTGTGGAGAAGATCTTACGATAAGTCCAACTGCGTTATCGTCTAAGTATGCCGCTGATACTGCTACTTGGTTTTGGCAAACTAGAAAATTAAACTCATACGCAGTAGATGATTCACTAGCAAGTATTAAAGCTATAACTCGAAGAATTAACGGAGGCTTTAACGGTTTACAAGATCGCGTAAATAAATTTGCAGATTATTGGGCAATTTTAAAAGATGATCCAAACGCATTTACATAATATAGATAAATAATCTAATGAATTCATTTAGAGACGGACATTGGCTTGGTGAGGTTATCGATAATAAAGATCCTCTTAAAAATGGCAGATGTAAGGTTAAAGTTTATGGAACTTTTGATAATCTTACACCTGATACCATACCATGGGCTAGTGCTGGAAATAGAATGGCCGTTGGTCAACATTTAATTCCAAGAATAGGTGATATAGTTGCAATTACATTTGATAATGGTAACATATATGCTCCGGTTTATTCATATCAGATTAATCAAAATACAGAGCTTAAGACTGAGATCTTAGATAGCTCTGCAAAACCAGAAGATGTAATTGCTTTAATATACGATGCAACTAGAAATTTTAGATTTTACAAGTCTGAAGAAGATGGTTTAATTATTACAACCGGTAAAGATAAAACTTCTCAACCGATGATTAAGTTTAAAGATGATAAAATTTATTTAAACTCTAACAATATTTTTATAGCTACAAGTCCAACAGACGAATCAGAACCCGCTGTTAGAGGCGAAACTTTAAGAGGTATTTTAGATGATTTTATGAGTGCTTTTAATTCACATACGCATCCAACCCCGACTGGACCCTCAGGTCCTCCGATAGCACCGGAATTACCTAAAGTAAAAGGCTTACAAGCTAAATTAGAAAAGATCAAACAGAAAAAGTAGATAGATAATCTGTAAATAAAAATAACTATGCCTGCACAGTGGCCATTATTCATAAATAACGTATCTTCAAAAATGGCGTCTAAGTCACTTAAGACGTCTGATGATATGGCTATGCTTATTTCTCAAGAATATTTTAACGCAGTCAAAACTTCACAAACACCTTTCGGTAATATTCATCAATCTGGTCAAAAAGCCATTTTAGATGCTGGCTTTAAAGAAGCATTTAAACAACTTTATGAATCACAGGTGCCTTCATTAGAAGATAAAAAATCAGATCCGGCTTTTGCAGATCTTAAAGACACTTTACCAATTCCTAATATAAATGCAAACATAGATAAAGAATTAGAAGCCTGTTTGGCAACTAAACCAGCTTATGTGTTTTATGATTTTGGCTTTAAAACAAGTCCAGAAATTACTAAAAAGGTAATTACTACAATCAAATACACAGAAATTGAAGTTCCTAAAATAACTTTCAGT